TTCAACTTACCTGTAAATCCTGCTCTAGACATATCAGAAAGTTTTGTTATAACTATCTGATACCAACTGTTATCTTTCTCAGTCCACCTATTAATGAACTGGTATAGCTCAGATGTCTCCTCAGCTAACATATATAATAATTCAACTTCAACGTCTGTTTCTGTTTCCACGTTAAAGACAGGACCAGAGGACAAGACCCTTACGGTCTTGCCCTCTAAGTCCAAGGGGTTAAAGTGAATTCTATTCAAATGCACTCTATACCACATGTATTCTAAGCAACTCCAGAACTGTCTGGAATAGACTCGTAGAAAAGGACAAAGTATCCTTTACCTGCGGCTGTACCAGAATCAGTACAAGCTGTTTTGCTCTCAAAATGGAGAACATCAGTAGCTTGTGCGAAGAACGGAGTGAAACTTGCAGGAGCGGTGCTTGCACCGACTGCTGAAGCTTCTGCTACCGTTACAGTAGCTTTTTCTGCTCTAGCAACACTGCCCACAACATCTGTGTGGTCAAGTGAAACTACAGCTGAAGCACTATCTGCTGCGAAAAGTAATGTTGTTACGAACTCCACTCTATGGACTACCAAAGGGTGAAGTAATTTCCAAGTGAAATGGTCTGCTGCAGATGCAGTACAGTTCAATTCGCCTGGAATGAAAATAGTATTAATGTTACTATTAAATGCCATTGTTAATTACCTCCTATAGGTTAATCATTAGAGTGTATTCTAAGCATATGATATTCACCATCAGTTGAATTAGTCCAAACTTTTTTGAACCCTGTTAGTGCATTCCATGCTATACCCGTGAATCTATCAAAATCCCAAGATTCTACCATTGTACTTTCTGGCTCTACAAGAGCTTCAACTACAGGTTCAAATCCTAGAATGATACCTTCACCGTTATGGGCGGACCCACCAATAGTATTAGATAATACGTTGTTTTCTTCAACGAATCTCATACCAAAGTATGAACCTATCTCTCCATTGATTAAGTTTTCTGGTTGGTCATATTTGTGTAAATCCACAATACCACCAGTTGCTGTATCTTCAAATAACTTTGCCATAGCAAATGCAGATAGAACAGCTAAATAACTGTTACCATCCCATTTTGGTACGTTATCAGTTTTTAAGTTTCTGATAATGTCCCTGATATGAGCGGCTGTAATTGAAGCAGCAGCACCGGTACTTACAGTACCATCTTTATCTAATGTACCTGCTGAAGTAGAAGTTGGAGTATAGAATACATCTGCATTCTGGAACTCTGTTCCTGCAACTTGGTCCATGGATTCAGCTACGTTCATAGCTAATATTTTCTTAAGTGTTTCATCAACTGAGTATTCTGCTAATGTTTGTGATTTCTTTGTGTAAGATACACCATTACCATACTCTGCGATTGTAGTCTGTACAAAACCTACGTTAGGTTTTTGCATAGGTAGTGATTGTAGTTCTGAAATTGTACCAGTAGCTTTATCTAGTTTTTGATACTTTTCAATTTCTACTACTGAACCTTTGTTTCTACCAAAAGCTTTTATTGGTTTCGCAAGGTTTCTAAACTGCATCATGTTACCGGCTTGAAATCTAATGTCACTATCCATTTTAGTTTTGGCTAGTCTGTCAGATTCATTTAAATAACTAATTGCTCCTTGTGGCATAATTGTTACCTCCTGTTATGCTCTAAGTTTTTACGTTGAGTCCCCGTTTCATTGTAGTCTGTTGTCTGAATTTATCCTGAAGATATTTAAAGTAATCATCATTATCTCCTAGAGGTGCATCATTCTCAGGCTCCAAAGCGTTGTTTAATGGATTACCGGTAGCTTTAGCAGCTCCGTCCATTGTACCCTTGGGGGAATCATCTGTTTTTTCTGTTTTTGTTTCTTCTACCTTAGGATTCTTGACTGCGTTGAATTTGCCTAAAGCAGAATCAAAGCGTTCCTCCACACCTAAAGATTGGTCGCTAGCTAGTAGCAACGCATCAAAAACTTCTCTGTCATTATCAGCTAGATTTTCTGTATGTTTAGCATACAGCCTATCAGCTTTAGCCATGTTGGCTGTGTAGGTAGTTAAGTCCTCTGCAGACATATCTTTAACACTCTTGCCACCAGGTAACAGCTGTTCAGCTGCATCCTTAGCTTTAATGTGTATTCGAGTATCACCTGTTTCGGCTTCTACCGTATTATCCTTGTTCTCTTCTGACATTGTTTAATACCTCCTCAATGTTAGTTGGTTGTTCAGGTTGAGCGGGTGTTGCTCCCTGTTGACCCGGTTGGGCTGCACTAGGACCACCTTGATTCTTTAGCATATCCATATTAATTATGTCTGAAGGATTCTCATCAAATGATTCAAATATCCTTTCAACAAATTTAGCAGGGTCTAAAGCCTGTGCAACTTGAGGCATATTGCCAATCACGTTAACGATTTGCATTAACTTCTGGAAGTTAGTCATTTTAAGAACTTTCCCAGATATGCCCTTAACTGTAAGTGTTGCATCCTTAATAGCATTTATACGCTCATTAAAGCTCATCACTTTCAGTATGTCTAGTGCTTCTGCATCCTCAAGGGACTTACTGTAATCAAAATGAGATTCATCATTCATATAGATTAATTCTGTATGAAGGAGTAATTCTAGAGTAGGTTCTATAATAGCCCTCTCTATCTCATTAGCAATATCTGCAAAGAATCCTGTAGTTTCCTGAGTCTTGCTAGATATTTCAGATGCAGTTGGTCTTCCTTTACTGGTTGGCTGCCCTTGAAAGAACTCGTTTTGGAACGACCTATTTTGAATAAGTCTGTCAAGAGTATATAAAAGGTTGGTTGCATTCGGATTCACCGCATTGTTGTAAACCTGATTGATGGTTCCTGTTGACGTGACTGGGTAAAGTCTACCTGGTACTACTGACCCAAATAAGTGTGCCTTGCCTGTCTCTATGTTGTTTGTAACAACTTCATATACACCGAGTGTATTTAACGTGAAGGCATCCAGTAGTAGGTTCATTGACTCGACATAGGAACTTAACAAAGACCTTAGCTTTGTTATATATCCACGACCATAACGACCTTTTAGTACTTTCATGGGAAATCCCACAATGTAAGGGAATTGACCCTTTGGTAAGATATTCTTACCGTAATAAACCACATGTTCTTTATTAGCTATAATAAAGTGCACGTTTTCGTCTAGTATTTTTCCATGCTGGTCACTAAGACACTTTGAAAAAACATAGGATAATTTAACTGATGGTCTGTAAGTTGCGTCTCCATCAGCGTCTGCTTTTTTCATACTACGGATTACTTTCTCTCCGTTCTTCCATCCGTTAACTTGACTCATATTTAGAAAATCAGCCATGTCAACTTCTTTATATTCAATTAGATACTGGTTACCGTTGGGGTCTAGTCTAACATTCATAGGGTCTACATTATGTATTTCTGTTTTACCCGTAATACTATCACTAGTTCCATAGACTCCAGTCTTGGCATCAAAAGTAGGATATGATTCATTTTTATAGTTATAAGATATTTTTGTTATATACGGACTAGTTAATAAAGCCATCTTAAGAGCATCCCCAAATACCAACGGGAACTTGTTCATTTTTAAAACAGATTCTACTAGTTTAGCTAAGCCAGCTTTAACAGCTGGGTTAGGATGTTCTATAGTAAAGTACTTATTATCACTAGACATTAATATTCTAACAAAGAAGTTAGTCATACGTACAATTAAGTTGTCTACTATAGGGTCTTTAATCTTAGTTTGCCAGGATAGTTTATTGTCAAATTCATACTCGTCCATATAGAACATCATATTCTTATTCCAATCCTGTCTTACTCCAGTAAATCCATCTTCAGCTTCTTTAGCAATATATCCAAAGTAATTCTTTATATCCTGTTCTTTCATGATACTGTTTTCCTCTCTGCACTGCGTGCTCCAAAGTCCATACTAAAATATTCTGGTTCTTTAGTGTCCACGTCTACACTATTTACTACTTTTTTCATCATGTAATAACAACCCAGTTTATATGCGTCTGATACATGTTCATAGTAATTGTCCTTTCTAGGGTCCCCTGTAGTTTCATGTCTTGTATATCCAGCTAACGCCTGACATAAAATAGTACAATGTTTACTATCCAATCTTACCATAGGTTCTCCTTTAGTAAACTTTTTTAATTCATCATTTGCTTGAGCATGTGACATTTCTCGTTTTACATAGATAGTATCCACATTGTGTAATCCTTTAGTATGAAATATATCCAAAGCACTATGAGGAGATACGTCATATTTCCTATTAGCGTCATGTGGGAGTATATCCATTGTCTGCATAACTTTAGGTAATACTTCATTACAATAACTTTCAACCTCATCTATAAAATCTGTAAGCTGTATGTTGTGTCCCATCAAACTAAATAGTATATTCTTTCTACCAAACTTATCTATCTGATATCCCACACAAGCAGGTCTAACAAACCCCATGTCCCAACTTCTCCACAAAGTTCTTAAGGGGTCATATTGTTCAACTAAGTCATCCACAACATGTCTCTCAGAAAAGTCTGGATATACCAAAGCACCCTTAGGTTGAAGTTGGAATTTACCACCTTCACTAAACCTCCAGTGCATTGCATTTTCAGTAAATCTTTTTTTGTACCTGTCTATCTCTGCTTCTTCCAAAGATAAATTATCATACACATCTATAAAATGAAAAGATGTATCAGGGTCGTCCCCTTGTCTAGCATATATATCTTGTACTATATAGTTTGCAGTAGCATCTTCTACAATAAAACTCATAGTCATCTTACCAGATTTTCTTAATAATCTAGCAAGAATTTCATCATGCATTATGTTTGGTGGACACTCATCAAACCAGCAGAAATCAATACCAGAAGCTTGTAAGTTCTGTGTCTTCATTTCAGCAGATTTAAATTCAAGTAATGTACCATCCCAGAATCTAACAAAGTCAATACATCTGTTTTTACCCCAGGCTACTTTACCACCACGTTTTTCTATGGATTCTATAGAGGGCAATAGCCCGATGTCATTTGGAGTATCCGTGGAGAATAAATGCACCTGACTTGAAGTTCTCTGTATATCAAAAGACGGACTAAATGCCCAGATAATTCTATTTCCATATTTAGGTTCGGGTATTTTATAGTAAGGATTCCATCCTATTATATTGTACGCTGTCTTAGCAGCCGCCACATAAGACTTACCAGAACTATTATTACCATGGATGTAAACAGAAAAAGCGTCATCATTAACAATAGGCTTTTGGGCAGGATATGGTTTAAAAAAGAATAAGTTACCGTACCAGTATTGTAAATCAGATTTAACTTTAGGGTCAATTTTTGCAAACTCTTCCTGAGTCATGTTGTGTATCTTGTTCCACAACGCCAACATTTTCTTGTCTTTCCACCACCAATCTCTTATCATGATACTTCTACTTGTGCTTCAGTTTCTATCCAAACTTTTGCACCACATGGTAAAGGCTTGTCTGGGCGGTACACAATCTTAGAGTCACCTTTAATTACAACCTCTGAAGCATATACATTATCTTTGTAAGTTTTAACAGTTAACACAGGTTTGCGTTCTTTATTCTTATGGTTACTTTTAATAATGTGCTGGTTAACATGTACTACTGTTTTCATAATATTTCAACTAGGCAGGTTCTATTGGCTGGTTCAGTCTCCTGA